ATTAATTGTGCAATATCAAAACGACCTGCTGCATTAATAGGTTGAAGACCTGCACTTGTAGGTGATTTTGGAATTATTGTTCCTGGCATTAATGAAATAGTATCTGGGTTAACAACACCATCGTCGTCCATTTGATAAATACCAGAGATAGCCATTTGAGCATTTTCAAGAATAAGTTGAATAGTAAGGTTACAAGTTTTTATTGCAGACAAAGCATTTAACAATGGACCTCTTCCGTATATTTCACCTGAGCATTTAGTCCATCTAAAACAAATAAAAGGATTTGAACCAAGACCAGAAAACTCTTTATAATCAATTAGACAATTTGAAGGCTGATGAATAATTGCTTTCATATATGCTTCTTCATTTTTGTCAGTATAATTTTTACAAACTATTTCTAATATTCTTGTTTTGGAATCTGGACTTTCTTGAATTAATCCTTCAAGTTCTTCATTCATTTTTCCGTTTGGATATTGAAATTTTATATCTGAAAAACGCATTTCTCTTTCACGAAATACATGATCTATACGATCATCTGGTCCTGTATCTAAAACAACATCTGTTAAAGGTATAGCTGAAAAATTTATTGGGTTTACTGCATTACCTTCTTCAACACCTAAAACTGCTGTGCCAACAGCAAGGTCCATAAATGATTCATGTATCTCTTGTGAAAAATTTGATTGTTGTAATATTTCAAAAACATAATCTGTTACAATATCTAACTCATTATTTATTTTTTCTTTTTCCGTGATTTCGAATTCCGAGCCTGCTTGGAAATCTGCCCACCTTGCAAAGTTTGGGACAAGTCCTTGTTGGAGTCTCGACGCAAACTCTTGTACACCAACAACGCAAGTTTCATCAAATATTTTCTCATCTTTTCTTTCTCCTACTGTGGTATCGTAGAATCCTTTTCTTTGTGGAAAAGCTAATTCATAACATTCTTCAAACAAATCTTTATAGTTATCTTTTTGATTTGAAGCTCTTTCATATTTTTTTAATAAAGAATTCAAGAGAATCGTATCAGGTTGTGATTCTTCTTTTTCATATTCTTTTAGATTTAAAAGGTTTATTTTTTTCATTTTTAATTCATAAGTTTAATATTAGGAGGTGTTCTTGTTTGTTGATTTGTTAATCCAGATTGATAACCTATTCCACCAGAAATACCTGTAATTAAAGAAGCTCTTCCTTTTGTTCCTATTCTTCTTCTTTGTCGTAAGGTTTTTCTTAATTGTTCAGCTTTTTTTGTTTTAATATCTTCTTGTTGTTTTTCTATATCTTGGACAACAGTTGTATATGTTATATTCTGTAAGTTACTTACAACTTGTTCTGGATCTCCTTGACCTAGTCTTTCAACTTCTTCAGATAAATTTATATTTGTTTCTTCCAATGTTTCAACTTGATCTTGCAATGTGTTTATATTTGTTTGTAAATCTGAAGCATATATAGGATTGCCTTGCTCATCATAACCAACGATTACTGGTGCTGTTGGTGTTTGTGATGTATTTATTTCAGGTTCAACTTCTTCTGGTTCAGTTGATTGCGCGCCTAATTCAAAAATATAATTATCTAATTCTGATTGTGAAGTAAAAGATAAACCAGGTGCTAATTCAGAAGAAAAGGTTTGAGGAGCTGGTGCTGGTGTTGTTACAGGAACTTCAGCTTCTATTGTTTCTGCTTCTGTTACTGCTTGTTCAGCAGCTTCTCTTTCTCTTTTTCTTTTTTGAGAATAGGCAAAAGCTGCAACAGGTATTAATATTTGTAAACACATTATATTCGACTCCAAAATGATTTTTTTTGTATTGATGGCTTTCTATTAAAAACATCAAATGATGTATTTGCTTGAACAACTTGTGCTTGTGCTTGATTATTCATAAGTCTTTTCCCTTCACCTGCACCTAATAATAAATATTGTAAAGCATCATGTATATGTGAATACATATTTTTTTCAGGTTTTTCATCATATCGTTCTCCAGATGTTTGAATACGTTTATAACAATATCCACCTTCAAAACCCTTTATCAGAGTTTGGCATCTCCTGTCAATTAAAAATCCAGATTTACCTTCACTCATTTTTGTTAATTGCATGGTAACAGATTCTAACCTTAAATCAACACTATTACTCGGTGCTGGAAATGCTTTGAGTCCTGCTCCTCTTAAAATTTGAAAAGGAGTGCTTTCATCTGTTTGCGCTCTAAAATCACCTGATGGATCACCATATATATAAACATCAACATGACCAAAACGTGTTGCTATTTCTTGACGCAACAATTCAGAAAAACGAACTATACCCATATCAATAGCAACTATTTCACATTGAATTAACCAACGTCCTCTTACTTTTTGTCCAAAGACAGCTGCTGGTGTTAATCCAAAATCAACTCCAATATAAAGAGGAATACCAGAAGCAACAGGTATTTCTTCTGAAGCAATATGAGTTTCAGAAATAAATTCAGGATAAACAGGTTTACCTTCTTGTATAGTTCCTAATTTATTCATTACATAAACATCAATCCAACTTTTTGTTTTTCCACGAATTAAATTTGTATAATATGTTTTCAACATATTTTTTTTATTTTCTGCTTTTTTATTAATGTCATATCCTATAACTTCACCATTATCAGATTGTATTTCTATCATTGCTGCAGGCTGTGTATAGAAACAAAAGTTATCAGGCTTAACTAACATTCGTGCTTGTTCGAGAGGAATGTAATCTGGAATAGGAACTTCACCTGCCATGATTGCCCACCAATGGTCTTCTTCTGGTGCGTTAGTATCTGCAATAACACCTGACCAACTTGGACCTCCTTCACGCATAGATGGATAACGACCTACTCTCATAGTGCAAGCATCTATAATACTTTTAGGAACTTCTCTTGCTTCATTAATCCATATACCTGTAAGTTCTAATGATAAAAGTTTTTTAACATCTTCAGGACGATCAAGAGCCAAGAAAAGAACTTCTAAATCTAAATCAGCTTTTTTAATATGATGAGTAAAAGGAACAGACCAAAAAAATTTACCCCAATCATTTTCTGGAAACCAATCAAGCCATGTTTTAATTGTTGTTGTTCTTAATTGTGGATTTGTATTTCTTATGATTGCCCAACGACTTTTTCTAATACCTTCTTTGTTTGGCTTTTGAATTATTGCTCTCCTAAAAACTTCTATACAACAAGCAACTGATTTCCCACTTCCAACAGGTCCTCTTATACCACGAAAAAATGTATCATCTTTAAGAAATGATTTTAATACATCACCATCAGGTTTGTATTTAAATTCTATCAACAGAATAATCCTTACCTATCTTATAAAGCTTATCTAATGTTTTAGGAGCAAGAGAAGAAATAAGTTTATCAGCTTCGTAATCTGTTATAAAATCTTTTGGAAAATGTTTCATATGAACATTCTTTACAACAATGCGTAAAATATTACGTTCTGTTTCTGTTAATTTATGTAACCAAGCCATAGTTTACCCATTAAATATATCAAGAATAGGACGCAACATTGGTTGCTTGATATATTCATAACGAATAACTTCTGAGCATTCATCAATGACATTCTTAAAGTTTTCTGCAAATGCATGACAAATATCTGGGTCAGTAAAAGAATATACAACAAAAATTAAATATTCCCTATGTTGTAAAACTAAATCTTCCATTAACGAAACCTCGCTGTTTTCTTTGCAATTTTTTTTGGCTGTTTAACAAATTGTTTACCCTTGCGATTTCCTTTAGCTTTTGCTTTATTAGTTGCAGCTTTTTCAGCAGGAGATAAAGCTTTCCAAGCTGCATCTGGTAAATATCTTTTTTTACCTTTTGAAGGCTTGCCATCAGAAGTTCTCCATTTTTGTTTTCCCCAATCTTTTAAACTTCTTTGGCTTTTTGCAAGAGCCATTATCTATATCCTCCACCTCTAGCTTTATATTGTTTAGCTAACATCTGAGCCTTTCGAGCAGACCATTGTCCTGGCTTTCCACCCTTACTTCCTGCTTTTATTTTATTAAATAAATTTTTACGCATGGTTGGTTTGGTGTAATTACCAGCTTTGTTAACTGTACTTTTAGCCATTACTAACGACTAGCCATTATTTTCTTTTGTAGAGAAGGGGGTAATGTTTTTTGTTTCTTCGTTAACTTTTTACCATTAGTTTTTTTCATCTTTGATTTTTTTGCAGGAGGTCTTCCTCTTTTACTTCCATATGTTCCTGGACCCATTGGCATAGCTTTATCCTTTCTTTTTGTTTCGATTAGCAAAGTTTCTAGCTGCTTCTACACTTCCAAACCCCCAAGCTTTTAATGCTAATGCTTTTCTTGTAGGTCGACCTTTTGAATCTTTCATAGGTCCTTTCATTCCTGCAAAACGAGCAGCAAAAGAAACTCT